CTGTAATTACTGTTAATTCAACCGGATACCTGTTAGTTTCAAATACAGTTACTTCAACATCAAATACAGTAGGTGCTTTGGTTGTTTCTGGTGGTGCAGCAGTTAAAGGTAACGTATATGCCGGCGGTTATGTTTATTCATCTAACGGTATTGGTTATCCAACAGGCACAGGTGCTGGCGGTACAGTTGCTCAAGGTACATCAAGAACAACCGGTGTAACATTAAACGCTTTATCAGGAACAATTACATTATTTACAACAACACTTGCTGCACAAACAACACAAGCTTTTGTTGTAACTAATTCTTATATTGCTGCTACTGATATGGTTTATGTTCAACACCAATCTGGTGGCACTTTAGGTTTGTATACTTTTGGTGTAACGCCTGCTGCTGGTCAAGTTACAATTTCAGTAAGAAGCACTTTGGCAACATCAACAACGCCTTCCGAAGCTCCTGTGTTACAGTTTATGGTACTTAAAGGTACAACAAACTAATACTAATAATATTTAATATGAACAATTTGAATAAAAATTTATCTGAAATATTTGATGTGACCCCAATAGAGGAAGTTAAAACAGAAAAACTTCCAACTGTTTCTGCCAAATATAATACTCCAGACATAGAGGAAGATTTAACTGATGCTTATCAGCAATCAAAAGAAAATCTTCAGGGTATTATTGACCAAGGCAAAGAAGCTATGGAAGAAATACTTAATATTGCAAAAGCAGGACAACACCCACGAGCATTTGAAGTTTACGGAACATTACTTAAAAATATGGTGGATGCAAACAAAGAGTTATTAGGCATTCAGAAACAAATGCGTGAGATGGATAAAAAGAAAGAAGTAAACAATACCACAATTGACAAAGCAATCTTTGTTGGTTCTACTGCTGATTTAGGTAAATTATTAAAAGATAATGGCCACAAATAAACAATCGTATCGTGATAATCCTCTACTCAAACGGGTAGGCGTCAAAGTAAATTATACTCAAGAGCAATTTGATGAATATGTTAAATGCGCTAAAGATCCTATTTACTTTGCCAAATATATTAAAATTATTACCTTAGATGAAGGTTTAGTTCCTTTTGAGATGTATGATTTTCAAAAAGATATGATTCGTACCTTTCATGATAATCGTTTTGTTATTACTAAATGTCCTCGCCAGGTTGGTAAAACAACTACAGCAGTAGCTTATCTTCTCTGGACAATTCTGTTTCATGATTCTCAGAGTATTGCCGTTCTTGCTAACCGAGGAAATACTGCTCGTTCCATTCTCGGTAAACTTCAATTAGCATATGAGAATCTACCAATGTGGATGCAACAAGGAGTTGTAGAATGGAATAAAGGTCGTATTGAATTGGAAAATGGTTCAATCATTATTGCTGACTCAACATCTTCAGCAGCTTCTCGTTCTGGTTCGTTTAACATTGTATTTCTAGACGAGTTTGCTTTCGTACCATCTAATATTGCTTACGAATTTATCACTTCGGTTTATCCTGTGATTACTGCTGGTACTAAAACAAAAATTCTAATTGTTTCTACACCAAACGGAATGAATTTGTTCTATAAAATATGGAATGATGCCGTTAACAAAAGAAATAATTATGTTCCATTTGAAATTCACTGGTCACAGGTTCCTGGTCGTGACGAGGCGTGGATGGAAGAAACCATTAAGAATACCAGTCAACGTCAGTTTGACCAAGAATTTAACACACAGTTTTTAGGCAGTTCAAATACTCTGATATCTGGTCTCAAACTTCAACAGTTGGTTTATCAAAATCCAGTCACGGAACACGACAAGGTGAAGATTTATAAACCTCCAGTCAAAGGTGATGATGAAAACATTAAAGACCACCTATATGCGCTCATAGTTGATGTATCGGAAGGTAAAGGACTAGACTGTTCTACATTCTCAGTCATTGATGTTTCATCCACACCTTATGAACAAGTGGCCACTTATAAGAGTTCATCAATTTCACCCATATTGTTTCCAACTGAGATTTATAATGCGGCAAAACTATACAATGATGCCTATGTTTTAGTGGAGATAAATAATACACCACAGGTAGCAGATATTCTTCATCAAGATTTGGAATATGAAAACTTGTGGAAAGTATTTACAGGTAATAAAAAACCACAACAATTGAGTGCCGGCTTTGCTAGAGGTGTTCAGTTGGGTCTTAAAATGTCGCCTCAGGTTAAAAGAATTGGTTGCTCTAACCTGAAAACTTTGATTGAAGGCGACAAGTTATTAATTAATGATTTTGATACTATATCCGAATTAACCACTTTTGTGGCTAATAAAAATTCATTTGCTGCTGAATCTGATGCAAACGATGATATGGTCATGGGTTTAGTCATGTTCGGATGGATAACAACTCAAAAGTACTTCAAAGAGATTGTTAACCACGACATTCGTAAGCAGTTGCAGCTCGAAAGTATGAATCAGTTTGATGAAATTACACCACCGGCACCAGTCATTGAAGATGGATTAGAACATCCTTTTGATGTTTGGGATGGTGATGTATGGGAAAAAGCAGATGGCCGTGAAACTTACTCTGCTTATTTTAGAGAAATTCAACGATAAATCTCTAAATATGACGTTACATAAATATCATAATGGTATAATTATTGCCAATAAATCACAATATTCAAGGAGATAACAAATGGCATTTCAAATCTCTCCAGGCGTAAATGTTTCTGAAGTTGACTTAACCACAGTCGTTCCTTCAGTACTAACTACAGCCGGTGCTTTTGCAGGAGCCTTTCAATGGGGTCCAGCAAATACAAGGATTCAGGTTACTAGCGAAATAGATTTAGTCAACTATTTTGGTCAACCAGATAGCAACACTTCCAATTCTTTCTTTACCGCAGCTTCTTTTTTAGCTTATGGTAATAATCTACAAGTAGTTCGTGCTACTGATCCAACCTGCTTAAACGCAGATTCTGGTGTTGGCACAAACATTAATATGCCTAACAAATCTGTATTTCAGGCTACATATTTAAACCAAAATAACGGTAACGCATACGGCGCTTTCATAGCTCGTTATCCTGGTGCTTTAGGTAACTCATTGTCGGTTTCTGTTGTTGATGCTGGTTTATCTCCATTTAATACTTGGACATATGCAAATTATGTTAACGGAGCTCCAGGAACATCAGCACAAGCAATTGCTGTAAATGGCGCTGGTACATGGAACGATGAAATGCACATTGTTGTTATTGATACCAATGGCGTATTTACTGGCAATAAAGGCCAAGTACTAGAAGTTTTTGCATACGTTTCTAAAGCCTTAGATGCAAAAGATTCTTTAGGCAATTCAAACTACTATAAAAATGTATTGTTTAATAACTCTAAGTATGTTTATGCTATTGATCCAGTAAATTATAGTACCACCAATTCAACATGGGGTCTACCTTTATCTGGAACAACATACGCAACATTGACTTCTGCAATTACTTCAACCTTGTCTGGCGGTACATACACCAAGCCATCCGATGGTTCTTTGACTTCGGCTTTTGGTTTATTTGCTAGTGCTTCTGATGTTGATGTTTCTTTAGTGATTACTGGTGATGCGGACATAACAGTACAACAATATGTTATCGATAATATTGTTACTCCTGCCGGTAGTCTTACGGGTAGACGCGGAGATTCAATTGCATTTATTTCTCCTCCTTCTGCAAACGTTATTAACCAATCTGGTAGTGAAGTTTCAAACATTACCTTTTGGAACACAGCGTTAGCTCGTTCAACCTCTTATGCTGTTGCTGATTGTGGTTGGAAATATATGTTTGACAAATATAACAACGTATATCGTTGGGTACCATTAAATGGTGATATTGCTGGATTGTGTGTATACACCGATTCAGTTCGTGATCCATGGTTCTCACCAGCAGGTTTCAATCGTGGTAATCTAAAGAATGTTGTTAAGTTAGCATGGAATCCAAATCAAACACAACGTGATTCATTATATGCTCAAGGTATTAATCCTGTTGCAACCTTCCCAGGTCAAGGTACAGTATTGTTTGGAGATAAGACATTACAATCTAAACCATCTGCATTTGATCGTATCAATGTCCGTAGATTGTTTATTGTGCTTGAAAAAGCAATTGCTAAGGCTTCACAGTACTCATTGTTTGAATTTAATGATTCCTTCACACAAGCACAATTTGTTGCTTTAGTAACACCATTTCTTCGTGACGTACAAGGTCGCCGTGGCATTACTGACTTTAAAGTAGTTTGTGATTCTACAAATAATACTCCACAAGTTATTGATTCTAATCAGTTTGTTGGTGACATTTATATCAAACCTGCTCGTTCTATTAACTTTATTCAATTGAATTTTGTTGCTG